TATTTATATTCTATACTATTATATAATAAATATATATATATAATAATAGATTTGTAATATGGAACCATATGTATTTGTACTAGATTTAGATGGAACTATAATCGGAGATTGCAGTTATCAATGCGATTTATATAATTTGCAAGATATTTTCAAGAAAAATATTAAAAGTTTCAATAAATCAACATCTGTCTCATTTAATAAATCTAAAATGGAATGTGAAAAAAAATTAAGTGAAAGTTACAATAAAGACTCGTTATTAATACGCCCGCATTTTACAAATTATATGCATACAATAAAAAAATATTATCCAAACTCATATATATTTGTGTATACTGCATCGGAAAAAACATGGGCTAACAAGGAAATAGGAATAATAGAAAAACAAAATAATATAAAGTTCAATAGACCTATTTTTACGCGCGATAATTGTATTGTTGATAAAAATGGCATGATTAAAAAGTCAATAAAAAAAATTATGCCTCAATTATTAAAAACCATGAAGGTAGGAAAAACATATGATATAAGTAAGAAATTATTAATTATTGATAATAACCCCACATTTGTTGATTATAAGGATAATTTTTTATTATGTCCAACTTATAATTATATCAAGTTTAGTAATTTATGGGATGGTATATCGGGTAACGAATATTTAAAATGTAGAGAATTAAAAGGTTTTTTATCAAAAATGATAATACAAAAAAGGATGCATAATATGAAGCAAATATCTAATCAAGAAAAGCAAGAACGAATATATAAGTGGTTATATAAAAAACATAAAAGTATTAATAGCTATAATTGTAGTTATGCGAATGATACATTTTGGAGAGATATTACATTATTGATAAGACATCATAATATAAAAGAGTATAATAAAACAATTATTGGATCAATTCAAAAAAGTATAAAGAATTAATATAACTATTTATAAAATGATATATATAAGTTTTGATATTGGTATTAAAAATTTAGCTTTGTGCATTCTTAAAAAAACAGACAAAATAGAAGTATTGGATTGGAGAATAATAGCAATTGCCGAAAGCAAAAAAGAGTTAAAAGGGATTGATGATATATCAGAAAGGGTTTATAATGAAATGGATATTATAGTGGGATTTTTAAAAGAGGCTAACATCAATATGATAGACTATGTATTAATAGAGAATCAGCCATCGAACTTAAATGGTATTATGAAAACGATACAGCACATTATATATAATTATTTCAATTTAATAAAGCACTGGGATAAAGAGGTAGATAATGTAGTATTGGTTAACGCATCTTTAAAATCAAAAACGCACGAATACGTTCCTGAAATTACATATGAAGAAAGCGAGGTTAAAAAGAATGCTAAAAATTTTAGAAGAAGTAAGTACGTTTATAATAAGAAATTAAGTATAGATATATGCCAAAATTACATTAAAGATAATGAGAGACTAACAGATATTTTTGTAAATAATAAAAAGAAAGATGATTTAAGTGATGCATGTTTACAGGCAGTATCTTATATAAGAACAAATATTAAAAATGAATCATTAGATAATTATAATGCATTATATTAAAAATGAATATATTATTAATATCAATGTATAGTGATAAATGGGATTGGAAAAAGCAACATAAATTATATAGGAAAGCGATTGGAAATAATGCAAAATTAATAATTAAAAGGTATCATGATAATGTGGGGATAAAAAAGGTACTTAAAAAAAACAATATAAGTGGTATAATTATAAGTGGGTCAGATTATTTTATATTAAGGAAAGGGTCTCCTCCGGTGCCAAAAATTGTATTCAAATATAAAATACCAATATTAGCAATATGTTATGGTATGCAATATTTAGCATGTAAAACTAGTAGAAGTAACATTAAAAGTTTTAAAAAAGGTATGAAAACTTATACAAAAAAGCTCAAAATGACTCTGCCATTTAATGTTAAAAAGTTAGAGTATACATATTTTCATCAAGATTATGTAGTTGGGATTAATAATAAATTTAAAATTATTAAACGAATGGGAAATAAAATTGTGATGGTGTATGATAAGAAGGATAATATATTGGGGATTCAATTTCATCCAGAATATATATTAAAAACTGGTAAAACTTTTTTTAAGAATTGGTTTAAATTTATAAAAAATAAGTGCGTATTCTAATATATATAAAAATTATTGTAAATATATAAACATTTGAAACTCAGATAATATATAATATGTCATTAATATCAAATTTAAACAATAAAAGTGATGATTTAATAGAATTAAACAAAGAAAGTTTCAATAATAATTCTTTTAATTTCAACATACCAAAAAATAATGGTATGAATAAGGGGGGTTTTATAGACGATGGCTTATTTAATAGAAAAAAAATTAGTGATGATGTGATATCAATGTCGTCGCGTTCTTCGCGTGCAAGTTCAGTTGGAAATAGCAATTATGATAAAGCAAAATATATGAAAAATATGAAAAACATATATAAAAATAAAAAAATAAATCGCGATGACGATATGGATAGTACTTCTGGAAGTAGTAATGCGAGTAGTGCCAGTAGTGCTAGTAGTCGTAGCAATAGAGGTAATGGTGGAAAAAAGAGTGGTAGAGATAATAGTTCAGACACTACAAGTGAAAGTGGTGCAAGTAGCCGTTCTTCACAAAGTGGTAGCGATGGGTCAACGACGGGTAGCGATGAAAGTAGAGTAATAAAACGAAAACATCTAAGCCCCAAGGATATAATTAGGAATGAGATAAATGAAAAACGAGAGATAATATATCAATTAGAGAGAATGGAATCTAAGGGATTTAAGATACCATTTAAATTCAATATGAATTCTGATTTAGAAGAAATGAAATCGGAATATAATCGTATTGTAAGAGAAAAAGAACTAGATGGTAGCGTAAGATTTCAACAGAAGATGTTAATGGCTCTTGTATCTGGTGCGGAATATATGAATTCTAGATACGATCCATTTTCGGCAAAACTAGAAGGGTGGTCGGAACAAGTGAATGAAAATATCAATGATTATGATGATATTTTTGAAGAATTGCATGATAAATACAAATCATCTGGTAAGAAAATGGCACCAGAATTAAGGTTATTTATGTCATTGTCTGGAAGTGCATTTATGTTTCATTTAACAAGTAGAATGTTCAAAGAACAGCCAATGCCCGATGTAGAAAATGTATTAAAATCAGATCCAGAATTGATGAAACAATTTCAAAATGCGGCTACAAAACAATATATGATGGGTGGAGGTGGACAACCACAGGCACCGGTATCAAATAATATGGGAATGGGTGGTGATAATATGGGATTATTTGGAATGGTAAGTAATTTGTTTGGTTCATTAAATAGCGGCCCGACTTCATCAGAAATGCCACAATATCAACAAAATAATTTTAGTAGACCGGTTGATGATGTTGATACAATAATTAATAATGTACATAATAATATATCAGTAGAGGATGATATAGATAATCATATAGAAACTTTATCTGTAAGCGATGAAGAAATAACATCTATAATAGAGGATACAGCCGATATTCAGATATTAAAAAAATCAGGGAAAGGAAAGGATAATACTAGAACTTTAAATATATAAAAAAATAATTTGGTTTCATTTATCTTTTTCTACGAACATTTGTTATTTTTTTAGCGCTTTTTTTAACAAAAGAACCGATATCTTTCGCAGATTTAGCAATTCTATCAGGGGTAGATTTAAGGGTGCGCATTGGGTTACGGATAGTTTGTTCAACTTCATCTTCAAAAACCTCAATGCGATTTAAAAGGGTGCTTAGGGTGCTTATTAATATAGGGATGATTATTATGGTAAATAATAGGGTTAGGAATAAGAATAGGGATATCATAGTGCCGATTGCGATTATATCTCTGGTCATATCCTCGGAACATTTGCACTTTTCGTTAGTTAAATAGTTAACATAATCGAAGGCGTAGTAAATATATACTACGAATAGTAAGAAGAATACAAAAGTTGCAATAGCAACTAATTGTACAAATACACTACCCATACTTTTCGCCACGGATTTTAGCGAAATAAATGCAGTTACTAAGAAATATACTAATGCTAATATAGTAAAGTTCTTGATAAAATCTTTGTTAGGATGTTCGGAACATTCACATCCGATATTTTCTAACTTGTATAAATACGTATATATTATTAATAATAATATAACAAATATCATTTGAATTATTAAGCTACTGTAAAAAGATAGATTGTTTTCTTCCCTCATATTATTTATTATGTTTCTTACTCTATATTATAATATAGAAATTATTTATTTTCCAAATCCAAAATATTATATATTATAAATTTTGTAGAACTATTAAATTTTGAATTATCTATTTCTCTGATTTTATTAATAACATCTGGTGTTTTTGTTGCACTTAATATTTTCAATATTTGGTCTAAATATATATCTATAATATGCTTATAGACCTTATTTTCTTTTATAATTACTATTGTATAATCTAATAATGAGTACAATAAGGTTTCTATTTCATTAAATTTAAATTTTAACCATATATTATTAATATTATTAACATTTTTTTTCCATTTCACATAGTCGCAGTATAAATCATATTCGTCATTTAGCAATAGTATATCATTATCATAAAATGATTTAGGCGGGTCCCATTCTCGCAATTCTATATATTTTTTCCATTTAGAATCTATATAATTATCCGAAAAATCTTTATCAAAGAAGCTCAATATGTTATTATATAAATCATTTTCATTTAGTTTAATATATTCCCATATTATTTCTATGACATTATGATTATCGTTTGTTTTAATTATTTCTTTAATGTTATCATATAATGATAATTTATTTTTGGTTGTTATTTTATTAAGTAAACCGAGTATTTTACGTTTCAATAATGAATTGTCGGTAAAATCAGGAATTATAATATGAAATCTATTTTTTGGAGCTATTGTTTTTTCTTTTTTATTATAAACTTTTTTCGCCCATATCATTTTAGGGTCATAATAGGATTTAAAACAGTTATAATTTTCACTTAAATCAATAGCTTTATTCTTAATATTTTCCGGTATTTCCTCGATTTGATCATATCTCTTTTGAAAATAAGCTATATCTATTTTAATAATACTATCATTCATTGCAATGTATAATACTATATAAATAATCTTATATAATTAAATACATAAGGCATTGTTAATATTATATATAAAATGACGCTTGGTATAAATAGCATTGAATCGTTTAGTGATTTTGTAAACAAATTGGAAGAGGTTTATGAGAATCAATCAGTATATAGAACTCTTATAGTTTATGGTTTAAAAAAAAACGGAGTTATTTATAAATATTTATTAGAACATAATAATAATAGTGTATATATGATAAATGACGATAAATATTCAAACTATGATAAATTAGATTGTAGAATATTGATGATAGAACAAACTAATTATGAAAATTTTATTAATAATAATGGTAACGATTTTTTCAGTCATTTAGTTAATACACCATGTTGTAAAAAATAATAATATATTGGTATTTTAGGAGTATTATTAGATGGTGAAAAAAACATTCAAGATAGAATACATTATATTAGCGACATTTGCATTAATATTATTTGTTTTGATGTTAAATAGTAAGAATATATGCGAAACATTTTATAACAATAATAAAAATTATAGTTTAGAATATTATTATATGGACGGTTGTGGTCACTGCAACGAATTCAGTGAAAGCGGTATTTGGGAAAAATTAGAGAGCGCTAATTCGGATAAGTGTAAATTTAAGAAATATAACATGAAAGATAAGATGGACAGAATTAAAAAGTTTAATATACAAGGGTTTCCATCAATATTACTTATAGACAACAATGATAAAATGGTTAAATCATATGAGGGGGCCAGAACATATGTTGATTTAGATAAATTTATTAATAATATATAAGATATTATTAAGGTATTAATATAACAATAAAATGGGTGGAGGATTAATGCAGCTGGTTTTAACGGGACAAATGGATGAATATATAACAACTAATCCGTGTATTAATTATTACAAGTATATTTATAA